ACGGCAATGCGTGGGTGTCCGGCAATGCGCGGGTGGACGGCAATGCGTGGGTGTCCGGCAATGCGCGGGTGTCCGGCAATGCGCGGGTGTCCGGCAATGCGCGGGTGTACGGCAATGCGCGGGTGTACGGCGATGCGCGGGTGTACGGCAATGCGTGGCACCAGTCCCCTCTCTACATTCAGGGATCGCACCATTCCGTTACGATGTGCTCTCGAACAGAATTGGCAATCGGTTGCCTGCAGCATGATTTCGCATGGTGGAAAGCCAACGCCGCCGAAGTGGGCAAAAATAATGACTACACGCCTGCCCAGATCAAGGAATATCTACGCATCATCTTCTTCGCGGCACGCATGGCCAAAAATCTTCCTCCCGAGGTGAAACCATGAAGAATCTGGAAAACCGCATTCACGCAGTCTGCGACCTAGATCCCATCTGCAACACTCCACCGGAGCACTACATTCGCCCCGATCTCCCCAGCGCCGCAGAGGTCGCGCGTGAGTTCGCCTGCGCAGTTGGAACCTTCATCTTTGGCGTGGGCCTGATTGTAACCGTTCTGGCAATGTTTGGAGGCATCTGATGGCAGCAGGAGAGCGATTCGACCGAGCAAGCGGCACAGAACCATTCAAGCCTGAGACTCGCGCACTGGAGCCTCACAGCATCGTCATTGACCCCGACTGGAATCCTCGCGACATGGTTAAGGAAGATACCCGGAGCCACATCGACACGCTCAAGGCATCCATCCTCCAGAGAGCGCAGGACGGGCTTCCCGGCCTCTACAACCCCATCGAGGTTACCTACGACCGAACGACCGGCGTAAGCACCCTGGTGGACGGGCAATGCCGCCTGACAGCTTGCCGAGAGCTTTGGGACGAGGGGCACTACATCTACGTCCCGGCAGTCCGCATCGACGGCACGGTAGACCAGCTCATCGCATCTACGATGACAGCCAACTCCGGCCTGGCGCTCTCGCAGTGGGAGATTGGAGTCAAGTGCCGCACGTTGGTTGTGGGCTACAACTGGAGCGTCAAGCGGGTTGCGGCGCACATCTGCAAGAGCGTCCGGTATGTGAATGAGGCCATCCAACTGGCCGCTCTGCCCACCGAAGCAAAGGAGATGCTTTCCGAAGGTGTGGTAACGGCTCCCCGCCTCCTGTCCGAAGTGAAAGAGCATGGCCCTGTCGAAGCCGTAGCCGTGCTCAGGGAAGCCGTGGCTGCTCAGGTAGAGCCAACCCCCACTGGAGTGGAAGCAAAGCGCCCTAAGCCGCTCAAGCGCGATAAAGCGCCCAGCGCGAAGGAGGTTGCGTTCAAAGCGATGGCTCCGGTCGAGAGCAAGTCTCTGGATTGCATGGCTCATGCTGACATACTGGCCAAGGGTGTGCTGGATGACGAGTGCGCGATCAGCGACCTATGGCGCATGGCAAAGGCATACTTGAAATGCCGCGGTCTTCAGTAAAACCCAGCCCCGCGCATTTACTGGCGAGGTTCCTTCTTGGGGCAAGGTTTTCCAGAACAATTGTGCTCTTTAGCGTGGCATCCTGGATTGCCAAGCGTAGGCCCGCAGAGGATGCGCCCGTTCTCAGGTCCATCCCCGTACATGCGCTTGTTCCTGCGGTGCGCCCATTCGCCTCGGGGCCGGCCATCCCAGCCATCGGGAGAGCATTGAATCCCGCAGTCCTCGCATATCCATTTGTCGCGCTCTCCGATGAGCAGGCGCCGGGCTTCCGCATCCTTACCGACTACGCGCTCGATGCCTAGCTTGCCAGTGCGGGTCCGGCGCTTGGGGGAGATGGGTCTTAGCCTGGTGCGCTTCATGCTGTGGCCTTAGGGTGGAAGTGCTTCATTCCGTGAACCGAGAACTGCTCACATGGACTGGAAGCACAGATGAAGTCGAATCCCTGCTCTCGCACCCACTCAGGAGTGATCGTCAGCACATCCACCAAACGGTATTCCACTCGATCAGGTATGGGGATAGAGGGCAGTGTAAGGTCGATGGCGACAACGTCCCATCCCCGATCCAAGAAAGCCTTAGACCAGCCCAGACGGCCAGCGAATAGGTCTAGCAGTTTCATGCCCCCTCCGAAATCATGTCCTGATGCGCGAGTATGAAATCCTGGGCGACTGCCTCAATCGCCGCTCCCCGACTCGTCAGACCGTACAGGTCGCAGGCCAGAGCTATCGCCTTCTCGAAGTAAATCCCCACCATCGGATCGGCCATCACGAGCGGCTGCTTCACTTCCAAATGCTGCGAATGCTCCCGGTTCATCTTGGCGACGAAACTCTTCTCCGGCATCGTCTTCGCCGCCTGAACCACTTCCGGCAAGATGCGTATCTGGCCTGAGACTCGCGTGAGCTGGTGCATGTTGCACCGCGGCATCTGGAGCAAGTCAGCGAACGGCACGTCTCGCAGTTCTTTGACCGCCCTGAGAGCATCACGGCAATACCCCCAGCTTTCGGGGCAGGTCGCCTTGATCCAGCGGTCAAAGGATGCGTAGGGAAGATCCACTTCCGGGTCAATGAACTCTCGCCACAGTTCGCGCTCCTCGATCAGCAGCATAGCCATGCCCCTGAGAGCGAATATGTTCTTATCTGCCCCATCCAGCCGCGCCAGAAGGCCAGCCAGCGCCTCCGCTGCTTCGCGGGTAGGGGATTGCCTCAATGCTTGCCAGTCGGGTTGGTGCAATATCGCACTGATCATGGATTCCGCCTCGGATGCGTCGTCATCACGAGACGCCGTGCGCTTTCATCCATCTGCGCCCATCGGGAAAGCTGGGATGTGCTTACCTTCCGCGCCTGCGCCGATGTTAGGCCAAGCAGCTCTATGTACATTGCCCGTTCCGGGTCAACTGTTCGCGCCATAATTCAGTCCTTCCATTTCAACCTCAAAGTCTTAGCTATCGACTCAGCAGACTCAACCTGCTCGTAGCTCTTTTCTATGGCTTTTTGACATGCCTGAATGATACGACGCAGATGCGCCTTTTCCTTCACAATTTTGATGTAGTCTGCGATGGCCGGTCGTCTGGGCATTCCCCTGGTCAGGTCCACAAGGTAGGGCATTCCGCCGACTGAATCCAAATCTTTGAGTCGATCTGCGAGGGTCACATAGTCCACGCCTCGGCCATCCTGATTCAAGTCCCAGATGGCCTGAAATATGCGCTGGTGGCTGTCGATCGAGAAGTCCGAGGGAACCAGACCGCACTCTGAGATTTCAGAGTTGTTGATCAGGAATCCCCCTAGAATGAACCTCTCGGCGTATATGTTGCATGGTGGCGCTTGGATTGTTTCTTTGGATTTCATCCCGCCAACTCGTCGTCTTCCATGTTGGCAAACAGTCCCGTAGATGCGCTCAATGCGTTGCTGAGATTGCGGCAAGCTTGACCGTAGTAGCTGCGCTTGAGTTCGCTTCCGAGGAACTTACGCCCCATCTCCAGTGCGACAAATCCCTCGCTGCCAATTCCCGCGAACGGAGACCAAACCACATCGCCGGGGTTGCTCCACAGCTTGACTGCCCTGCGGATCACTTCGAGTTGCAGTGGGCAGATGTGCCGCTCGTCGTTATGCTCCCGCGCCGAACGGAATTGGAGCGTATCCGAGGGGTTGATGTCCATCCACACCGGAGATGCATACTGCTGCCAGAGCTCTACCGGGAATTCGCGATCCGCATCATGCCTGGGCTTAGGTGCTCCGGCTGTTCCGTGGTGCCAGATGGGTTCCGTATTGACTCCCGGCTTACGCATCGTAACCAGATAGTCCGGGACTCCCTGACGGCTCATCGCTGAGTCCTTGCGGATCGTCTTGTGCAACAGCCCGAAAGCCTTAGTACGCTGCATGGCTGTGACCGGGTCTTTCCAGATGCAGACCTCAGAGTGGTAGATGAACCCGGCATCCTCAAAAGCACGGATGATCTCGCCCCGAAAGTCTCTGATTCCGATCACGCCATCCCGCACTTTGGATGTGGGCAGGTTCATGCAGTGGATGGATACCAGCCTACCCGGCATCATGACGCGGAAGCTCTCCGCAATCAGGAACTTGTAATGATCCCAGAACTCGGTCGAGTTGCGGCTGTTGCCCATGTCCCGGTCGGAGTTCGAGTAGGTGTAGAGGCTATCGAACGGCGGCGAATAGACCGAATAGTGGATGCTGTCGGAAGGAATCTCCTGCGCCAGTTCCACGCAATCCGCCAGGTGGACGGTCCAGTTCTCTTTCTGGGTCACTTCCCGGTTGTAGCTCGATTCGCTGCGCACCGTGCCGCGCAGGTTCATGCGTGTCATGTCCAGCATGTTTGCTACCATCTCTTCTGCCATTTCCTCCGCCTCTCTTTCCTTGCGTTTCAGGTTTTCCAGAACGTTGCCCTCGGTGGATGCGGCGACGATGTGAATGTGGACCTCGCGGGTTTGGCCGAATCTCCAGCATCGCCGGATGGCCTGAAAGAACTGCTCCCATGAATCATTCACCCCAGCAAAAATCTGGTGAGAGCATATCTGGTAGTTCACGCCGAATCCGAGAATCGAAGCCTTGCTGACCATAACCGGAATCAATCCCCCGGCGAACTGCATGGACATTTGCGCCTTGTCTTCCGCCGAATCAGATCCAGTCAACTCCACTGCGGTTGGAACGGCTTTGACGATAGCCTCCGATTCTCGATTCAAGTTACACCAGACAAGCCAAGTCTCCGAATGCTCTCGCTCGATGATTTCGGCGACTCTCTCCACTCGGGCATCCACGGTGGATCGTCGCGCTGCCAGCCTTTCTCCTAGCGTCTCCGCTGGCATAGCAAACAGCATACCTTCGCTTGGAGTGTCCACGTCGATGATATGTTCGTGGTAGATCAGCGGCGGTAGGGTAAACATCCCATCTTCGTATCCCACATCAGATGGCTTGCGGATGCTCACAGCCCACGAGCAAATCCACTTCCAGAACTCACTCCTCGCATGACCCTTTAGTCTCCACTTCTGAGTCTCGCCGCCATCGTGGACGAAGAACATGGACAGCATCTCGGTCGCAGTCATCACGCCCAGAAACTCCGCATGGTTGCCCAACTCCATGTGATCGTTAGGCGCCGGAGTCGCCGTCGCCGCCAGCTTGTACGGGGTGTTGCGGAACTTCTCAATCAACATCGTGCGCGTCTTGCCGTCCATAGACTTGAGGATGCTGGACTCGTCAAGCACAACCCCGGCAAAGTTCTCGGCCTGAAAGTTATCCATGCGCTCGTAATTGGTGACGACGATATGCTCGTCTCCGATCCCTTCCGAGTCCTTGAAATACTTCGCCCGGATGCCAAACTTCGCAGCCTCCGTGATCATCTGGTGAGCCACGGCAAGCGGAGCCAGCAAGAGGACGGGTAGCTTAGTGTGCTCAGACACCACACGAGCCCACTCCAGTTCAATGAATGATTTACCCATCCCCGTACCGAGAAACGCAGCAGCACGGCCCAGACGCAGCGCCCACGTGCATGTATCGACCTGATGCGGGAACATCATCGGGTTGAGTGGAGGGATTTCCGTCAGACCTGCCACAATTGGCGTAAAACGCTTGCGCTCCAAAAACTGCTCGTACTCAGTATTCACCCTGATACTCCTCCACTGGTTTTGATTTCTTCGATTCGAGATACTTCCGCCGCGACTCTTCCACGAACTCTTTCACTTCCTTGCGAGGCGTTCGGGCGATCCGTTCCAATCCTTTTGGCCACACGTCAAACCTCGCCCGGTACTGGTTTGATACCCAGCCATCCTTGAAGCCGCGGCTCTGGGCTATCGCTAGAAGGCCGGAATAGAAGGCTTGCTCCTCGTCCATCTTGGCTTTCGGCTTGGCCTTGAACTCCACCAAATCCCCGCTCACATGCTTAGTGGTGTTCGGCGGGGCGTATACGTCTCCGCAGACGGGGCAAGCCTTAGTTGCCGGCGGAATCATCGCAAAGCATTTCCGGCACTTGCGCGGCTTCGGAACTATTTTCTCTTCCGGTTCGCCTTCCTCTTTCTCCCCCGGCTTGCGGGAGTCCAGCTCCTCGTGGTGAATGTCCCACGGAAGCCCCAGACGTGCGCAGTTTCCAGCATGATCCAGCCCGAGACAGAACTCCTTCCCCTCGGCCAGCCGTGCGCCTCTTCCCCAAGCCTGAACAAAGTTAGTCTCTGACTTCTTCGGTGCGCAGTCCATCAGGCATCTCACATCCTCATCCACGCCAGTAACCAGCACTCCCACATTGGCAAGTACCTTGTCTTCCCGGCTCCGGTAGCGCTTGAATGTGCGTTCGCGGTCCATCGGCGCAGAGGTGCCGTCGATGTACCCGCACGATATGCCCTGAGCCGCGAAAGCCTCCTGCAACACTTTGGCGTGAGCGCGGTTGACTCCGTAGATGAATGTGCGATCGCCGGGGTGGTTGCCTTCCTGCCGGTGACGCAACCACGTTTCCACGGCATCCCCCACAATCGTCTTGTCGCTCATCACAGCGGCAGAACCGTTCTCGGCGAACTCCCCGGCTACCGTCTTGACCTTGCTCATATCTGGGTCATGGGCTACTGAGAATACCTTGAACTTGCACAACCCGGCAGGAGGGCCGTCCGAGATCATCTCGGCCATCGTCGCCGCAACAATCAGCTTGGACCAATGCAGTCCCAGCCCACGGGCCCAGGGCGTTGCGCTCAGGCCGATCACGACCTTGTTTTGCCAAGCCTCCCCATTGAGGATGGCGTTCATGGAGTCCCGCTGGTCGTGGGCCTCGTCGACGATGGCAAAGTCTACCTCGGGCAGAGCGCGGCGAACGAGCGTATCCCGGCTGGCGATCTGGATCTGCGCTTTCCAGTCCGTGCGGTGATGCTGAGCCTGGATCACGCCGATGTCCGACAATCCTTGGTCCTCAAATGATGCGAGGGTTTGCTCCACCAGCGCGATAGCCGGGGCGATGAAGATTGGCCTCCTGCCCTTGGCTGCGCTGCGGTCCATCAGGTGAGCGGCTACGACTGTTTTGCCGAATCCTGTTGGAGCTTGGACCATGATGCGCCGATGGCCGTCCCGCACCGCCTGAGTGATAGCGGGGATGAGCGGTATCTGCCGCCCCCGGAGTGGCCTTAGCTGGCCGGATGGTTTG